CTTAGTTAAGCGGCGCGGGGATAGAACTTTTGGTGCTTGGCGCCTGAGGAATTACCCCGTTTACAAATGCTGCCGCGGCATTTGCGTCGGATAGAAACTCCATAAAGAGTTCGCTATACGCTTCTGTGGCGGTAAACGAATCTGTAATTTCCTTGTTTTTCATAAAATGCCGGCCGTCAGTACTCTTCTCGCCATATGCCTTTCGGATAAGATCCTTGAATACCTCGACAATTATAGCATTGTCTTTTGTTTTGTTGATCTTATCAATCATTGACGCCACGCCTCCGGAGTAGCATAAATCCATCTCCGTAAGTTCGGCTTTGGTAAGGTTGAAGAAGAAATCTTCAGTCTGTTGAACTCCATCAAAGTCTGTGTATGTAATAGTCTTTTTAAGCATGGTGATTATCTCCCTTTCAATTTTAAAAGTAAAGTCGTGGAGCCCTTAAACAAATGTCAAAGGGCTCCACCTATATATTAGATTGGATTTATGCTATTATGCGGTTGTGAACTTCTTGATTGCGGGGGCCAAAGTCTGATTGTAGATGTCAATAACTCCGGTGACAGCCACGAGGTACATGGTTGCCGCAGACAGACTTGTAGTCGGATCAATTGTGAGGATCTTGCCTGTAGCATCCCATGACTTTCCGAAAGCGACAATTGCACCGGCAGCGGACGTAACAACGATGCCCTCTTCAGCAATTTTGTTGTTGAAGGTAAGGACGATGTTCGCGGTAACCGCAACTGCAGTAGCAGCATCAGCCGGAAGAATCGTAGACATTGCCAATGCAGACGGAGCAGCATCGGCGAAGATGGTTGCAATTTCGTCCGGCAACGGGAGACGTGGATCGGCGCCAGCAGTACCGTATAGAAGATGCTCAAGCGTTGTAAGTTTGGCGGAATCGACCTTGGTTGAGTCAATGACAAGCGACGCCGTCGGTTTGAACCCGGAGACAGACACTGGTGTCGTTGCAACTGCCCAAGAGAACGTGATCGCTTCCGGAGAATCGTTAATTGTCGAGTAGGCTTTCTCGGAAGGAGCCGCAAGTGCGCCGTAGATCATATGGAGTTTGTAACCGTACGCTTCACCGGCGACATCATTGCCGAATGTGGTTCTGTAAGACAGACCAAATGCGGATCTTGACTGTTGACCGATCATAACTCCAGCGGAAAGAGCCGCCGACCCATCGCACAATGCGAACTCACTTGGATATGTATACGCCTCGATTGTCGCGCCGAACTCTTCGGCAGAAATCATGTTGAGATATTTGATGTTGTCCGCATAAATGGGGCTTGCCTCTGCCCCGGAAGGACTTTCTGTGACGGTGGTAAGACCGTTCCAAGCGATACCCAACGGGTAAAGCCCGGAACCATTCTGCGGATACAGAACACCGTGATTGACACCGGTCTCATAGAACCGTTTACCAGTTTCGTCCCAAACTATTTGACTCATGTTGGTTCCTCCTTAATAATATAGGGTGAATATGTCGTGGTTGAGATTATCTGCCGTAAAATGGCGTGTGTACACGCACATCGGCAGTTTTGAAAGCGCATCCAGAATTGTGCTGTCGGGGTCAGCGTCGATAATTGTTGCCTGATAGCGGATCTTGTATGCGTACGGTAGATTGTCAGCGAACGTTGTATCAGTCTCATATCGTTCATACACAATGCAGGGATACTTCATCGTAACCGTGCTAGGAGGTTGAAAATACACGTTATCAGATCCCAATAAAGTCTTAAGGATCTGGTGTAACTGGAGGCGTTGGCCCATTGTACTTCCCTCCGATACTTAAGATTAGACGGGGGCGGAGGACTTCTACTGAAGCAATCTTCCAAAGCGCCCCCATCCATTTTACATATGCCATGGATTGAAACTTCGTATAGGCATACGGGTCGGCCACAATACTCAACCGATTGTTGACGGTAAGATCATCATTAAGACTCTCGCCTTCCTGTACTCCGGTAGAGTTCTTAATCACATCCCCGGAATAAGATCGTTCCACGACTTGCCCAGACCATACACCAGGGGACGTCTCTACCTGTTCGGTTATGTAGCCAATTGGCCCGTAAAACTTTGCCATGATTAGCCTCCTATTTTGAAGTTTAGCCTATGTTCTTAGATTGCCGGTTTTCTTTCGATGACAAGAGCAGACTTCGGCATTGTCAGAGCTCCGGAGATGCGGGTCTCGATCAGGTATTTGTACTGGTTGTAGTCGATGTCAAAATCGTCGAACATTGCAATCTGACCGCCCTTGTCTGCGCCGATTGTGTAGTCCTGAAGATTGACAACGATGCCGAGAATAGCAAAGTCATCATCACCGACTGTACGAACGGCGGTGTTCATGGGTTCAACCTCGATGATTTCGCCGACGCGAAGTACAGAGGCAAGTTCCTCGGTTGTCTTGTAGAGACGGTGACCGAACTGATCCTTCAGGAGCAGCATCTCGGTGAGAAGATCAGTTGAGATGTAGAGATCAGGAGTGCCGGAACCCTTGTAGAACTTCCGGGCACGGATAAACTCATCAATGATCTCGTCGGTTGTGGTTGTGTGTTCGACCTGAACGCGCTGAATAAAGACATTGGAATCATCCATTGCGATTGGACGGACGTTTTGCTCATTGATCTTGTCGTCGTCGGCAACACTGCGACCGTCACTGATAAGGACTGCACGTGCGACTTCCTCGTCAAGCTGGCCGCGCATCTCTGCCTTGAGCCAGATGACAACGTCAAAGTCGGTGATGTCAACCATGTCGTCACGATCGAGTTTCTGTTTCTTATAAATGGTTGTCGGCGTGGTCGAACGCTTAAGAAGCGGAATGACCTCTTCCTTCTTCAGGGTACCGGTGACATAACCCTTGGCCCGTGCATCGTCAGCCGTAATATCGGCAATGCGGGTGCGGATTCTGGCGAACGGCGTGTGTTTTGTTTTGGCGAGAACTTTACCGACCCATGTGTTATTGCGCTGGATGGTTACCGGCGCGCCACCATTGACGTCTTTTGCATCCGGGAAAAGGACGTCAACCGGGTTAAAACCATATGTCTCGGTGTGCTCGATGAAACTGTCTTTAAGAGAGATGTGTCTCTTGGCCGCGTCCTGGACAATCTCGATCAATTGATCATGGCTAAGGGTGTTCTTGTTGGGGTTCTCCTGAGTGGCCTTGTCAAACACGTTTGCTTTCATGATTAAATCTCCTTTTTCTTCGATATTTGAATGTGTGGCTGCGTCGCTTGGGGCGGGGTCTGATGGAGAACTTACACCGTCCAACGCAGACTGAATAAGATAGTAAACTACCTTCTGCTGCTCTGGGTTGAAGGTGTCAAAGACATCCTGGACCGTTTGGTTGGCCGCATGCTCAAGCGTTGTGTCGGTTTCGTCCGACTCTTTGACGGGTTCTTCTTTCCCGGCAGCATGCGCGACCATGGCTGCAACAACTGCTTTTTGATCGTCGGTGAAAGTGTCAAACACCTCGTCAATTGTCGGGGTATTATCTTTTTCAACGATCTCTTCACCATGGGAAAGCTCCTGATTAAAGTAAATGAGCGCCTCGGTATTGTCCTCGACGAACTCGTCGCCATGAGCAAAGCTGAGAAAATCAATTTTTGCCTCGGGATTTGCGCCGGCCATAACAAGACTGACCTCGCGAATAGCGCCATGCATAACATTTTTTGCCTGCTCTTTGAGCTGATTGGCATAGATCGACAGCGAGGAAATATCTCCGCTATTAACCAATTCCTTGGCTTCCAGGCCGGTTTTGTTGTTGTTGAACTTGCCGTAACAATAAACTCCGTCATCTCGATTTTCGAGAATTGCATGGCCGAGGACATTTTCGGGCTCGGTATGAAGATGGGCCCATACCAACGGAACTTTCTGACCGTCCTGGTGTTTAAATGCATCTTTAAGGATTGTACGTCCATCGGTGCATTTAATACCATTCTTAGTGGCATATCCACTAAAATCATATGTAGTGGTTTTAGGCATTTGTCGGTTCTCCTTCCAAATTGTTTGCATCTCCGGCTGGCGGGCCAATTGGTGCATTTATGTTCTTGTTCCTAAGTTCGTCTGCCGACGGATTGCTTGATGGTTTATACCCGAAGATTGCTCTTACTTCGTTTGATGATAGGACCTCGTTCCTAGTAAACTTGTCTACGATATCCGCCATATCTTTCGCCGGGACAAGCTTAAAGGCATCTTTGAAGTACATGATTGATTGATTTTGACTTCTGGCAGTTTTTGTTAGGAATTTTCGCTTGAATTCATCGATTATTGCAGTGATAATTGGGACAACGGTTCTATTGTCATAGTTCAGCATTGTCTTCTCGTCGGCTTTACCGTTAAACACTTCCTCCGTTAACCCTAACTGGCTATAAAGCATACTCGTAAGGTATTGGATTTGTGTCATGAGGTTGTTCTCGGCGGGACGATTTAACTGAGTGACGCGTTCTGTCCCATCGGTATATGCGATTCCATACTTGGACCCTGAAAGCTGGACCTCAATGTCTTTACGACGTTCCTCGGCCTGTTTCTTTCGAGCCTCCGTCTTAATGACATATGGAAGTTGAATGATTAGGTCAAGTTTTCCGGCCCCGCTCTGTTCGTCGATCGCATCCAGTAGTGACAACTTCCTAAGAAGTCGTTTCAACGTGCCATTGGGTTCATTCATGACCGAATATAACGGATTCTCAATAATTGCAACCGTGCTTTTAGGGAGGAGTAATTCCTCTTGAAGGCCGGTGTTTTCGTTGTATAACCGAACTCGGACATGTTTTGGATACCAGGATGTAATACGACCAGCACGCATGGTTTGAATATCAAAGGCTCCGGTCCTAGGATTATTGGTTGTGTCAACCGGAACAACTGCCACAACACCCTCGTCAAACATAGACATCACAATATCTTGTATAAAACCACGACTTGTTTGGTCCAGATTGGCTTCTGAGGTTAGGATGTTATTAATTCCGGAAGTAATTCCCTCTGAGAATCTACCATTTTGGTCAAGGCGAACATGCTGGATGCTAACCGCGGAAACGTCAAGCGCAATACGGTTATATACCGAAATGATAATTGATC